TGAGATCGTTCAGGTTGTTGTAGATCTTCTCCAGTGCATCATCATCTTCCAGAAGAGCACCAGGGCGATCGAACTCGGACTTGTCGTAGTTCCAGTAACCTTCAACCTTGCGAATCTTCAGTTTGAAGTTTGCACCAGCCCAGAAGTCGAAGGGGTTGATAGCTTCTTCATCTGCAAACTGAGGTTGCATTGCTTCGGTAATCTTATCAAAGATCTTCTTACCGAACTTGTAAAGGAACACCTTACCCTCATTCTGAGGATTGGTTGGATCTGCGACAACGTAAATGTTGGCGTAGTGGGACAACTTACGTTTCTGTTTGCGGGCAATATCTTTATCAGAATCACGACCACTATTCCACAGAGTGCGGTTGTACTCAGAAACAGGATCTTTTTGTCCCAGCGTAGTCAGAGAGTTCTCGATGTACCAACCTCCAGGTCCTTGGAAGGCATGACTCCACATTTGGGCCCAGGGAAGTTCGCACCCTTCAGGTGCAGGAAGGAATCGGATAACGGCATAACCATTACCAGCCTTATCTACTTCGGGTTTCCAGAAGCGATCATCTGCAGATTTCTCTCCACTATTCAGTTTTTCGACTTTTTTGATCAGTTTATCAGTCAGCGAACCTGCGCGGGACTGTTTCCTGAGATCAGCAAAAGACATGTTCGTATTCTCCGTATTGGTTTGGATTTGGCCTTTGGGACGACTTTATCTTACAGGTCGCAAGAAGGGATGTCAAGCCCTAGTCTTTGGGAAGTTCCTCTGGATTTGCGAGTTCCAGTTCAAAGAGGAGTGGGTGACACTCCTCCTGTACGAGATAATTTGACCATCGATACATGTCGTCGATGGTATAGGAATAATTATCATTTGCTTCCATTTGAATGTAAGGATCATCCTGCATAATTGTAGGAATATCATCAAATGTAAATGGAATACCATTAATGAAAAACATATCAACTATCACATCATTATGGTAGACGTACCTCGAAGTAATGTGATATTGATATGACATGTTCAATCCTCTTCCGTAATTGTATCTAGACGATCTAGAGTTTCTTCCATAGTGGCAAACAATTCATCGATATTATTACCACTAAAACCCAGAAGTTCCGCAGCTTCTTTCATCCGTTCTTTCATTGAAACCGCTTCGGGATCATCAGAAAGAGTTAGACGAAAGTAGAGGTTCTTCTGTTTTTCCAGAAAAGTTTTCATCAAGTCAACATGTTCCCGTTTTTGTTCGGGTGTCATCAATGGTGCTGAGAATGTGGCTTCAATAATTTCTTGTTGTAGTTCTTCCATCTCTTTGATGGCATTTCTTACAACTTCTGATTCAAAAAATCCACTCATAACACGATATCTTTTAGTGTAGCAGTATACTTTTCCTTGTCAATATTTAGGAAAGATTTATACTTTTTAATTCGTAAACTGACGGATTCCCACACTGGATCTATGAGTTTCTTATCAAAGTTTTTAGAGAACATCAGGATCATATCCATGATGACCAGAGTCTCTATCGAAATAGCTTTCTGTAAATATTTTCTAAGGATTTCTGGGTGACCTGCACCCTTAATTGTAAATAAGTTTTCAAAGTTTTCTCTATTGCAGAAAACTTCTGATTCAGTTTTGAATAGGTAATAAAGACTTTGAGATCTCTTCAACCAATTTGCATAATTTTCTTCACCTGATTCAATAATCTCACCGATCCAAAGTTTTGTTGGATCATCGCATTCTACAAAGTTTGCGAGGAAGTATAGTTTAATTTCATCATCAGTTTTTTTACGAGACATTCTTTCAAAGAAGTATCGATCTTTTCTTTTATTGAATGCCTCTTTAGATGCTCTAGACTTCCCGCAATATTGATGGTAATCGTAGTTTGGTTTTGTGAAATGATTCTTGAATGCAAGGTATGTTTTGTATACCTCGATTGGAGTCATTAGAATACTAACTTAGCGCGACTTGTCTTTTTGAGAAAGTTGAGTTGTGTCGCTTCATGCTTCAACTTTTCTTTTAGGGGTTTTGAGATTAGTTTAGATACTGATTCAAACTCAATACCATTTTCTTCACAATAGGTGACGATCGCTTCAATGTAATTGATCTTAGAAGTCATTACAAGGTACTCGATGTCCTGTGCGAACTTCGACTGGCAGAGAAACTTCTCCTTAATTAGGTTGTTTACATCTTCAGTGTTGTTCTGCATAGGTTTAGTCTTCTGTGTGATGAGAGACGAACTCCCTGATGTACTTGGTAAGAAGTTTAATATAGTAATCTTTGTTGCGTTTTTCATAGACAAAACATTCTCCATTTTCAGCTACCATAATGGTAATCAACTTTTGAACTGGGATACCAGTCATTTCATAATACATGCAAGCGTAAGCTACTTCTTGGACGAAGTAGTTTTCAATCCACTTTTCGGGTTTAATCTTTTTTGATGTCTTAAAGTCGATGATCGCGAGTTCTCCTTCGTATTCTGCGATGCAATCAACACGACCCGCAAGACCGAGATAATCACTATAAAGTGACTTCTCTAAAGCATGTATATTATTTATACGATCCAAATATGGTTTGGCTTTAAGAAAAAGAAATTTTGTAGTGGGTAGAGGTTTGTAATCATCTACGTTCTCATTGAGCATATACTTCTCAACAAGATCGTGAAATTTAGTTCCTCTAGTAGTGGCGAGACGAGTGATTCTATCAGCTTCTTCGTTACCGACTTTCTTTCTCCACTCTACGAACTTTTGTCTTCCATAAAAACTAGTCACAGAAGTAATTGAAGGATACATCTTACCAGAAGGGACCCGATAGAAACGGGTCCCCTCGATCATCTCTGCTTCCAAGTCAACTTCTTCTTTCAAATAATCAAGATGTTTGAACATTACATACCCATAGCTAGTTTAGTGACAATGTAGTTCTTAACGAGTCCAGAGCGAACAATATCGTCGGTTCCAAATTCAACTGAAGAGAAGTCGTACTCCATTGCACGGATAATCTTCATAAAGTCAAGAATACCATTTTTTTCATTAGTGCGAGTAAGGTCAGTCTGGGTGGCATCACCACAGAATAGAATCTTACTATTCTCACCAATACGTGTAATTATACTATCAAGTTCGTGGAAATTCAAGTTCTGCATCTCATCGACGAGAACAATTGCATTATCTAGGGTAGTACCACGAATAAAACTAGTAGACCAGAATGAAATAGTTTCTTGTGCTTTGAGGTTTGCATAGAGCATCTCAAAGTCAGAATCAGAAGCAAGTTCAAACATATACTTCACCATGTTCTTATAAGGAATCTGGTAAAGTGCAGCCTTGTCTTCATGATCTCCAGGAAGGAATCCAATTTCTCTAGTGGAAACCAAGGATCTCACAATATAAACTTTTTCATATGGAGTATCAGGATTTAGAACGTCCTTCAGAGCATGATACAAGGCAATAAATGTTTTACCTGTACCTGCACAACCATAGGCGAATACATTTTTACCCTTTTTGTACTCATCAAAGTAAGCAGTTTGATTGTCAGTCAAGGGTGAAATATCAGTCATCAAGTCTGAGTTGATGGGTTTCTTACGTCTCATCTGTTTGGCACTCATACCAATACCGATGTTGCTACTGGACGACTTTCTAGATCTTGGCATATGTAAAATTAGAGGGTTTTAACGTTTGAACCTGGTGCTTGTTGTGCTTTACGAAGAACATCATTCCAGCCTGGATTCTTGGAAATCAGTTTGTTCTGCCAGTCCCCAACTTCTTGGGAGGCAGCACAACCTTTACTCCAATCCTTATCCCAATCGGGATTCTCTTTTCTCCAAGCTTCGTAGTCCTTCACGGACATTGACAATTCTTGTTCTTCACCAGTTTTCAAATTCTTTACAGGATATGTTGGCATAATAACTCTCGGACTACAAAATTATTTATTGGCTAATTTCTTGGCCTTCGTATTCATTTTTGAAAACTTGGTCAGCCGAAACTTCGGCTTCCTTCCAAATCCCCTCATCATCAAGATATTCGACCATAAACCCTGAATCTGTTGTGGAAACAATTCTACATGGTGCAGATGCACCATCTTTTGTGAGGCAGTTGGTCTGGTAATACATACGTCGGAATCGTACTACAATTTATATATCACCACTCCAAAGCTTCTGCCACGACAGGGAATTGTTCTTTGAATACTTCTTTACATTCAAGTGCAATATCCATGTGTTCCTGTTGGGTTCCGTTGGCAGAACGAAGAGTGATGTAATGAATCCATGAACGGCAAGAGCCAGTCATGTAGATTCTGGTGGGCGTGCAGAGTGGGAGTACCATGCGAGCACATTCCTTTGCAACGCCACGTCCTAGCATCTGTTTGTACAGAGCCATGGAAGAGTCAAACAACGTTTGCATCTGAAGTTCAAGGTTCTGAACATCGAATGGATCTAGGTCATCGATGGAGTTCTGACGATTCTTTTCGTCTTGACGACGAAGTGCGGGAAGGGGAATCTTATCAGACAACATAGAACTATCTGCATATCGTTGAGAAAACTCTTGATATGTAAATGAGCGGTGGCGCAAAATTTGAGCCGCGATAGCTCTTGTGGTCTCAATCTCCAAGGTCATTGTAGATTGTTCAAACACAGACCAGTGATTATGTTTGATGCAATACTTCAGTAGACCTGCAAACTTTTCATTATTCTGGTTTGCAGGATTAGAAACCCTGGCAATATAAGCCATGGTTTGTTCTGCGTCGGGAGTGACGCTTACTAGTTTAACGTTCATAAATCCTCAGTCTGGGTATCCGTCATCATCGTTGAAAATCTCATCATAATCTGAGACTGGTGCATAATACGATGCAGGGTCATCAAAGTTCTCTCGCTTATCCGTATAAGCAGTGGTGTCTGAGTAAACTTCAGACTTTAGAGCATCGACAAGTAACTCTAAGTTTCTTACGATCAGTTTGAGTTTGTCTTTCTCCATGTGTATGTATACTCTCATCCAAGTTTACACAAAAAAAGAGAGGTTGTCAATCAACCTCTCTCGGGATCGTGTGGATTACTAGTAATTATCTAGGATTTTTCTGCATACTCGCTTACACTCCTGTTGGTTTAAAGAATCGCATTCAATCAGGCATTCATAGTAGTCGGAGATTCGTTGTTCTTCTAAGTTTAAGTCATCAATTGTATCCTCCAAGTGTCTCCACTCGTCGAATTGTGCTCGGGATAAAAGATTATGCATCTTCACCTCCAAATGGGTTACATCATGATGAAAAAATTAAACGATTTCAGTTCATTTTCCATTCCTTAATTCTATCATTATATAGTGGAAATGTCATGAAATACACACAAATTAACTAAGTTTGTTGTCTTTTATACAAAAGCATAAAAAAAGAGAGGTTTCTTAACCTCTCTTAAATATTTTCCAGAATGGATTACCTCGTGACTTAAGATTAACCCACTTGGCGTAATTCACACCACGATACGTTAAAAACGCAAAAGTTTCATCTGGATCGTGTTTATCTGGATCGTATTCTGGAAGATCATATTCAATTTTGATCTTCAGCATATTTCACCCCTTATGTAAGAGGGAAATTTCTACGTAAAGAAGACCGATAAAAGCAATACTAAAAATAGAACCTAATGTTGCTACTTGAAGTGCTTCCATGGCGATCACTTGACGTAGGTGCGACCACGATAGCAGAAGGTGCCATGGATTTCCTCAGCGCCTTGCTTGCAATCGTACTTAACACCACGATATGCAGTGTTAGCGATCTGTGCATCGTGAAGTGCAGATGCCTTCTCGATTTGCTTCTTGATTAGATTGAGTGTGTTCATTTGTCTTACTCCTGAAGTTGGTGAAATTGAACCTTCTCAGCTTTCGCTGGATCCGTTTCCCCGTTCCTTCAGTCGTTTGCGTCCCAGTAGTATCTACACTCTGGTACAGAATCCTTGATGGTTTCTACCAGTTCCAACTTCCACTCTGACTTCAGATTCTCATGCTTTTGAATGCGTAGCATTATAGCATCAGCATCTGCACAAGCCATACTAGAATAGAAAAGTAGTTCTAACATGGGATGAACGCTCCGTTCCGCGACTTACTTGCGTCCTATGTATACACCCCGTTACATTCACCTGGTACTTTTGATTTAAGGTAAGCGATTAGACTCAACTTCGACCTTAGGTCAAGGTTAGGATCCAATCGGATTTCCGTAGATCTCTGTAACCACCTTTCACAAGACATATGCCAATCGTAAGGATTGGAATCATTATGATGGGCAAGGGTGAATGCCAGCAGAAGTGCTAACATGAGGATGAACGACAGGTCTATTATAGACCACATATAATATATAGTCAACCTCTTTGGTATAATGTGATACCAAATTAAGAATTGTCAAGTTGATATTGCATCAACATAGCAAAAAGTTTTGACTTAAGATACACAAGATATTCCTGTTCAACCTGAGGTCTTCTAGGAGATCCTGGCCACGTTTCATACGCATAACAAACATGGTTATAGAAGCATCTAACCTCCTCTATCCCCATGTTCATTGTGCAATACCAGTCGCCTTCGTATATTTCTAGATCTAATTCGTCTTCATTGGACATGAATAGTTCCGATCATACCAGCACCCTTATGTGGGCCACACCAGTATGTATAATCACCTGCTTCTGTAAAGGTGATATCGAACTCTTCACCAGGTAGCATTGCGAGTGCTTCGTGGTCAAGTTCGGGATGATCTTCAACGATTACGTTGTGTGGTGGCAACATATTGTTGATGAAGTGGACTGTATCTCCAGCATTGATGGTGATCTCTGAAGGTTCAAATGCTAGGTTCATGTCGTAACCCATTTGAACATCGACTGCCCATGCAGGAAGGGCAAAAAACATTGTAGCGAGAAGTGCAAAGAAAAACTTCATTGAGTATTTGCAACTACACTATGTATCAATTCCCTGGGCAATGTCTAGGGCTTTCTTTGCAGTCCCTAACAATCTATATTTTTCATTTTTCTTCTTATATGGTATAGACAACGAAAATCCCAGAAGATCACCATCTGGATCATCTGGGATACCTACTGGTTGCACGAAGAAGATTCCTGCGTGGGCAACACATTTCCAACCAATATCTACAAAACCTAGATCTCTAAGCGCGCATTCAAGTTTTAAAGAGTAACATGCTTCCTCTAACTTCATATGTGCGGAAAACCGAACAATAAGTATTT